TCAATGCTTTGAGTGTTTGACTTACTGCTGTAATTTGTTCAGGGGAAAGAGTAACTAACTTATTATCCTTGCTTGTAAGGTTAGCAATAACTCCAGATAAATCTTCTGAAGTTCCAGTTCCCTTTTCAGGAATTAGGGCTGCTAATACTTCATCTTTGATTTCTACATCTGGTTCAGTCCAAGGATTATCTTCTGGCTCTGGATCTGGTCCAGGTTCTGGGGAAGGCTCTGGAGTAGGCTCTTCAGTTGGGTCTACAACTGGCTCTTCAGTTGGTTCTGGATCTGGGGTAACTTCTGGGGTAGGTTCAGGTGTAGGCTCATCTGTAGGGTCTACTGTAGGCTCTGGAGAAGGCTCTGGTGTAGGCTCTTCAGTTGGTTCATCTGTAGGGTCTGGTGAGGGCTCTGGGCTTGGTTCATCTGTTGGCTCTTCAGTTGGTTCTGGAGAAGGTTCTGGTGTGGGTTCTGGGGTAGGCTGATTGGCTGCAGCATTGGCTGCTGCCTGAGCAATAGCAGCATTAAGTTCTCTTTGTGCCTGCTCATAATAATAATCCCATGCATCACCAATAGCATTATTTAAATCAATTATTGACTGATTATATATTTCTATTCTGCTATTCTTCAATTCTAAAGCATCTTCTGTATCTGCAACGGCATCAAGATGTTCCTGTGTTTTGGTTTGCAAAACCTGATTCATTGATGACAGTGTTGCATTCTCAGAGTTGTATACGCTTAGTTTGTCATTGTAAACTGCTAACTTATTATTATAATTTGTTTGTGCTGTAGCCCTTGCTGCAAGTGCTTCATCATATGCATTTAACTGTGATTGAGTTGGTCCTGGTCCAGAAGAGAATGTTCCAAGGTTACAACTAAAACCTACTCCCCATCCACCAGTATAATCACAACCTGCTCCAGTCCAACCTCCAGGAATTGCCCATCCAAGATGGTAAGAGCCTGGGCCTCCTCCGTTATACCACCATATCTCTACATCTAAAGTCTTGTCTTCACTAACATCATACACTGGAGAGTAATCACTCCAGGTAACACCCTGTTCCACCCAGTTATTGACAGCAAGTTGTCCATCAACATACATTCTAAAACCATCGTCTGTGGATCCTGCAAAATATGTTTGTGTCCAGTGATCTGGAACAGTAATTCTTCCAGTAAACTTAACTATAATGTTTTCATATCTACCACATACTGGAAGGTTCATTGAGTTTGAGTTCCAAGTTCCAGTACATATAACAGATCCAGTAACTGCCTGGTTTCCATTTCTTAATAGGTTATAAACCGTATAGGCAAGCCCTGATCCTCCAGCACTCTGAATATTTGATTGAGTGGTTTGAACATTTATGTTGGCTATGCTGAGAGCATCCTGTGCATCGTTTCTTTCTTCAAGGGCGTTGTCTTTATGTTCAAGGGCCAAGGCTACTATCGCTGTCTGACCATCCACATTTGACTGGGCAAGGTTCTTTGCTTCTAAGGCTGTGGCCTCTGCCTCTACTGCATCTTCATGGGCATCATAGGCATCATTTTTAAGTTCCTTCAAATTTGTGGCTGAAGCAAACTTATTTTCTGCTATGTCTATAAGATCTATAAAGTCATCTTGGTAACCAAGGTCATCTACGCTATCGTTAAGTTCCTGTATTTCTTGGGCTGCAACAGTTAGAGGGTCGTCAGAATGAGCCTCTGTGGGGGCTATTAAGAGCCATCCGAAGGCTAATAGTGTGGCTATTGCTATGCGTAATAATTGTTTTATTTGCCTTCCCCCTCGCAGACAGGATGTCTGTTAGGATGATTATACCATTTTATTGCACAAAAAAGGGGCTACCATAATTGGCAACCCCTTTAGTGTTGGAATGATTACTTAAGCAAAGCAACCTTTGCCTTTGGATTCTTCTTGTTCCACTGAAGAGCCAACTTGTTGAATGCAGCCTTTACAGACTTAAGTGCTGCTGCATTATCTGCAGTTAACTTAGCAATCTGTGCATCCTTAGCAGCAAGAGCAGCATCTGATGCTACCTTAGCAGCAGCAGCCTTATCTGTCTCTACCTTAACTGCTGCAGCAAGTGCTGCATCTGCAGCAACCTTTGCATCAGCAAGTGCCTTGTCTGAAGCAGCCTTAGCAGCAACAGCATCTGAAGCAGCCTTTACGACTGCAGCATCTGCTACAGCCTTAGCAGCAATCGCTGCATCCTTAGCAGCCTTCTCAGCAGCAAGTTCTGATACTAGATCACGAACTGCAATCTCTGCGAATGGTGCAAGTGTTGGAGCAGTCAAACCAACTACTGCTGCTGCAACTGCATCTGATGATGTTGTTGGTGCAAAAGTAATTAGTGAGCGTGTTCCTGTTGTTGGAAGAGTAGCCTTAAAGGTTGCTGTTCCAAAGTCTGTTAGAGTAGCACCAGTTGTTACTGTTGCTGTATCCATAACTGCTGTTGAAGCAAATACGGTTGCTGTAATTGACTTGCCAGATACCTTGTTTCCAAATGCATCTGTTGCAGTTACAACGATATCCTGCTTAGTTCCTGCTGCACCTGCTGAAGGTGCTGAAACTGTTAGGTTGTTGATCTTACCAGCAGTACCCTGTACATAGTATGTAAGAGTTGTTCCACCATTGTTAATTACAACGGTTCCAATTGCTGTTGTCTTTGTGTAGACAAAAAATGTTGCAGTTGTTCCAGTGCCTGTTGCGATTGTCAAAGATGATGATCCTGACGATGCTCCGACTGGTGCTGCTGATGTGTGTAGTGCTGATACGATTGTTGCGTTAGTTGCTACTGCAGAAACTGATGTTCCTGCTGCTACTGTTGCCACAAAGCGTAGTGCATCTGCTGCATCGATTGTGTTATCTGCTGGGACTGGTAATGTAGCAGGGGTAGCAATTACACCATTAGTTGTATTTGCTGTTCCATCTAGCGTTACCGCTACTGTCATTACTGTAGCATTTGCAGGTGCTACTGCGACCATGCCCAAAGTCATGGCTGCAACCACGGCTAGTGCGATTTTCTTGAATGAATTCATTCGGTATTTCTCCTTATTTATAGTAGATTTAATCTATCCAAATAATCTTTTACATCATCTGGCATAGGTTTATATTGTATCACGTTGTCAGGTAGTTCGTCAACTCGCTTAGATCTGTCTCTAAAAGTATGAACCTCTACTTCACTGTCTGTATTTTTAGGGGTATGAGATATAGCCCCAAAAATAGCACCACATACAGCATCAGCCAAGTCCTTTGACTTTTTGCGTGGGTGGTCAACTCTATCATTTTTCATAATCTTTAACTGTGTTAGTTCATCAAATAATAAATCAATTGCAGGCATGGCAAGTCTTTCCTCATAGACAAGCATAGCCATATCCTCATAGTGCTTCTTGGCAACAGAAACAGTATCAGTTCTCATTCCAACCTGCTTTAATTCATTCTGAATGTCAAATGATTGCCAACGGTCAAATGAAACCATGCCAATATCAAACCCAAGTCTTCTTAGGTTTTGAATCCACTGCTTAACCTCTGAAAGATTAACTGGTCCTTCTACCTTTGGTTCCCACCATGCTACGGCATCTACTACGACTATTGGTGCTACTTGTTCGTAGTTATTAATTACTTGTATGTTTACCCATTTTTCTACATGTGCAATTGCTACTGCACACTTATCGTGCTTCTGTGCAAGGTCAGCGTGAACATAATATTTCTTTGTTGGATCGGGCTTAAACGATTCATCAAATCTTTTAAAAGTGTCTACTGGGTTTCTTAATGTCATACAGGCTCTTACCTTCTCTGCCTGCTTAAAAAATGCATCTGATGCAAATGTTGGTACACATGCAAAGCGCATCATTGCATCTCCAAGATCTGTTAAAAATGCAATCATAAAGTCATCAATCTTACGAGTAGGGTTTACTTCCCATGTTGGTCTCTTTAATGCAAATACTCCTGGATATTTGTATGAGATAATTTGATCTTCATCCCAGGAAATTTCAAACGAGTTGTCTGCGCTATCTTCTGGAAGCAATGGATTGATAGTAAACTTATGTGTTCGTTCTATAATTTCTTTTT